AATTTACTTAAACTTGCTACGGCCATATTATTCTCCTGTTACTCTTATTTATCTATTATGTTGACTGTGTATTCAACGCCTTAATTGAACCAGGGTTGTAAATTGCGATTGGTATGTAGATAAACTCTACATCGCGACTTGGTTCAATTGCAATATCCACATACAACTGATTGTTGCTAATTGTAGCAGGTGTATTATTGCTTGTGTCACAAATTACCAAGAAGTCATATAAACCACGTTTGGCTTGGATATCATGCAAACTCAATTGAATCTGTCTAGAGATAGATTTTCTTGTGCCGATGTCGTTTGGTTCAAACAAGTAACCGTTAGCAATGCTATTTAATACTGTACGTAAGTAGTTTTCTAAGCGTACTACGTTAATGCGATTACGTGCTGTAGATGTACCACTGCGTGTCAATTGACCCCAGACTACTAAACCAATATTTGGCAATTGACAAATTGGATTAATATTCAATGTGTACAATGCGTCTCGTAGACCTTGACTTATTGAATTGTGTACAAACTGTCCATTTGATGAATTAATATAACCAATGTCGCTTAGGTTAGATACCAGCCCACGATGTGTACCAGCTGGAGCAAACCATGGATAAGCAATTTGGTCATTGTACAAGAATGTACGCAATGCCGCATGACTTGCAGGGACAACAACTTCGTTACCTGCCAAGTCGTTTGTGCGACCTGCTGGGTAGTATAGTCCTAGGTAAGGTGCCGCGCTGGCGTTGGATGGCAATCCATTACCATCTGTGTTATTAGCCCAGTTAGTAATATCAATGGTGTTTGGAGCCAATGTCAGTGGAGTATCGCCAATGATAAATGCTGTGTCTCCGCGATTGTCGTTTAGTGTGATCATGTTAGAAATCAACTCTGGATAACCAGGAGCAACAATTAAGTTAAAATTGTACATCGAACTTAGAACATCTAAGTTACTGTCAACCGCGGCTTTCATTGCTTCAATTACGATTGCACGTTGAGCTTTGCTGCCTGCTTTCATTACACCGTTGTTATCTAATCCGCTTTCAGTTATCCACGCATCTGCCACAGTTGGCAATGATGTTGGGTACCCAAGACTGTTTGCACCTACATCAGGATAACTAATTTCGTTAAAGTAGTTAGGTACAAACTTCTTGACGTTGTATCCCGAACGACGTGTGTTAAACACCAGTGCGCCACGTGGATATAAACGATAGTCCGGGGCGTCTAGGTCAATGTAGTTGCTATGCAACAAGTCAGTGGTAGTGTTATTACCAATTACAGGAAAATCTCCGCTGATAACGTCAGATTCACCGTCGGTGTCCCAACGTACATCAGCAAAAACAATACCATCGCTGGTTACATGATCTGTTGTGTCGATTGCTATAAAGTCTGTACCATTATAACGATACAATGAAGGGTAGTTAACTAGATCACTGCTGTCTAACCACAAGTCACCTGCAGCCAAACTACTTGTGCCGTTTGTCTGTGCCACTGGTCTAGTTGCACTAACAATTACACCGCTCGAGTCAGTTAGTCCTAGGTTATAACCACGTACATCATATCCTACGTTTTTATAACCTTTCCATCCGGCTCCATCGTTGATCATAATGTCAATATCAGCTGGGTTGCTGTAATACCAGTATGTACCAGCGTCTGGTGCTGTGTATGGTGCATTTTCTGAAACATGTAAAAGTGATGTTACAGAATCCCAGTTTTGAATAGTAAGGCCGCCTGTAATTGACATAGTATAGCCAGATCCTGCAATACTACCACCAACTTGGGTACCAAACCCAGCGGCAGCAAGTGCATCACCTGAGCCAACATCAACTAGACCAATGTATCCACCAGATAAATGTGTAATAGTAATTGTGTTAGTTGTTACGTTATAGCTAGCAGTAACATAAGGAATTTCTGCGGCTAAAAAGGCTGCTACCCAACCATCTGCTGTTGTGGTGTTTAATGTAACAGTTGCAGAATAGTTAATTGGTGCCCCAAATGCATTCAATGTTGCGCCGGGATAACTAGAAGTAACAGTAAATGCATCTCCGATGACAAATGCCTGGGTTAAGCTACCAGATGCACCAGTTGTCCCGCCAGTTGCAGTTGCCACTGTTGAAACTTTTTTACGGCTGATACGCAGAGAATTATAAGAATAATCACCAACACCATATGAAGCAACAATTTGACCATTGTCAACATTAATGCCACCGCCGATTGGATCTAATAGATATGTAGCACTTTGAGTAGTGCTATACATAGGAACTGCTTTTGAAGAAAATGTACCTAAAGTAGAACTATATTCTTTAATTACAGGATTCCAACCACCGCCTGTTGACGTTGTTTTCCACCAGATACTGCCACTTGGACGTGGAAGTACATCGCCTGTGTACCAACCACCGGATGGTGCTTGAGCATAACTACCGTAGAATAAAATTGGGCAACCATATATTACAGTAGCAGATGATGCAGGTACACCGGCCAATGCCAATGGAGTAGCTGTGCCATCTGTTAGTACAAGTTTTCCGTCAACTACGCTACCGTTACCTGTGGCTGCGCTGGTTGCAAATAGTGTTAGATATGTATATGAACCTACTGTTTTAGTTCCTGCAAACACGCCTGTAATTGCGGCGCTGTTAATTGCAGTAGCTAGACCTGCGGCAGTGGTAATTCCAGTAACTGTTACAGTTGAAGTATTAATTGTTAATGTGTAAGTAGTACCAGACACGTAGGTTGGTTGGCTTGTGCCAACAACAGCCGGAACAGCTTTTTGCCATTCTGGACTACCAACTTGCACCCAAGTATTAGCTAGATTTGATCCGCGAACAGTTTCGTTTGCACTACATTTGTACCATAAACGTAATACTCCAGGAACAGTACCAGTTGCACTAGTGGCCACAATAGCATAGTCGCCTGTATTACCATACGAGCTCTTCGGTGTTGGCAATGTATAATCACCGGCCGGTGGCGTATCATTGAACACATAATTTTTATTTGTAATGATGTCAGGTGTCATGCCACTAAAGCCTCTTGCGGCACGATCTAATTCATAAAGACCAAACTCTGTGTTGACTGTGTCTAACCATAAATCTAAATTGGCAGGATCGCCAATTGGACGCACACTGGTACCTACCAAGTGAGTTAGGTCAACGTCGGCACGAATAGCAAAACATTGATTGCCTAGGCCAAGCGCACTATAAGCAGTTAATAAACCATATTCGTTAAGTTCGCTACCATTAACAGGTGTACCACCCGAGCTAACTTGGAAAGTTGGTGTACCCATTTGAGTAACCAAATCTCGCTGGCTTGTAAATGCCAGTAACTTACCAGCATTTTCTTTGATTGTACCTACTGCGGTAGAACCGTTGTATGTCTTATTTTCTTGTGTAGCTAAAATAACTAGAGGTATTGAACCTACGTTACTGTTAACATACTGACTTTGATCGTTTACGGTGATCGATATGCCTGGGGAAACTAGTGCCATGGTTAAATTCCTTTATAATACATGTTAAAGTTATTTATTATAAAGTGAATATTTTTGGTTGGTTACAGGTGCCTTTGGGAAGGTTTATAGGTAAATACTCAATGTTAAAACGTGATCTATGCCCTATATGCAATGATAATCAAGTTGCTGTGAACTATGTTCGCAACGGTATTCGCCATTACAGGAATAGTTGCACCAGTTGCATTAGGAAGAGTAGGAAATTAAAGCCTCAAGCGCCTGCTTGGGCCAAGTCAGGTTATAAAAAACCAGAGAAATGTGATGTTTGTAATTTTAAGGCCAAGATTCCTGCCAAGCAGTTATTTGTGTTTCACGTAGACGGAAATCTTAAAAATAATGCTTGGGTCAATCTTAAAACTGTATGTGCTAACTGTAGGATTGAACTGTTGGTAAACGTGTGGCATGGAAGCCAGCTACTATTGTGCCAGATTTTTAATTTGTTGATATAGTTCGTCAATAGTACCGTTGTTATCAACTTCTGAATCAAACTCAGTACCAATCCATGCCCACTCGCTGGCATGAACACTGGGGTATTGATACTTCATACCTATCTGTTTCTTTTCTTTATCAGCTGAGCTATGCTTGCCTGAGCTTTTGTTATCTAACAGGGCAGTAGTATACCAGTCAGGCAAATTGCCACGCTGTACCCAAATAACTTGGCCTCCTGCATTTTTAATCGACTTGATTTCGTTAGGGAATCTACAGTCGCTAATAACGATGTTATCACCAGACGTTTGTAGTTTATGCTCTAAGCTGGCAATCCAGATATCATCATGAAAGCTCTTGCGACATACTTCTGTACCCCAGTACTGTAATACCCAACGTGGGGTTATGTCTTGTCCTAGTCTATTACTCCACCAGGGGTCTACTTGTTCGCGCCATTCACGGGCTTGTTTAGTACGGCCTTCTAACAGTTCTCTGTCCCAGCCAAATATAGCTGCCACAGCGTCTTTAAGTGTTGCCGCAAAACTGTCACGTCTAAATTCGTGGAAGTTAACCAAGTAGTCAGCAACGGTGTCTTTACCACTGCCAATGAATCCGCATACACCAATAATCATAAAAAAGCCCTCGTCTATTAGGGCTATTTTTACATACTGTAGGAGTTTTGTCAACTATCCCATTAACCATGTGAGCGGTTGTGAACCATCTACGTATAGTTTGAGTTCTTCTTCCAGTTTGTCCATTTCTTCTTTGGCTTCGGCTTTTAAACTAGCACCGTTTAAGGTAGTACCGCCTTGTGGGCCAGCAATTTGAGTAAACTTTTCTCGAGCTTCTCCCAAGATACGCTTGGCAAAACTATAAGCATACTCTTGTATCCAAGGAAATGATTGTGGATCATTTAGGATCATACTGTCAGGCTTGGTATTAAACAACCAAAGTAGCACAGACTCTTGCTGTGCCATATCCGGACTTGTGCCTTGATTTGGCATTTTACGAATTACCACTAATTTTTTAGTCACTGGATTAAATGTAAAGTTCATAAAGCCGCCAAACATCGTCATGGCTAGCTTTTGATAGCTAGCAAACATTTCGTAATTAACTAGTCCGCCAACTCGGCCTGCCACCAACATATAAGTGTTCAAATAACCTGATGCAAACGGTTCAAACTGGCTGGCAGTTGTACCTGTTACTGACCCGATGCCACGACGGAAAATTTGACGTACTTGTTGTACTTCCTTGGGTAGTATGTACTCTTGTGTTTCGGGCATTAGCTGTAAGTGTGCGTAGCTTTCTTCAACAGAGTTTTGGGCACGTTGGCGATACTTGACCAAGGCCTGTGTAATAGACATTTCGTAGTGTTCTTTGTCTAGTTCAACATCAACAATACCATCAGCTAAACGCATACGGATATAGTCCGTAATAGCGGCTCGCATACTGTCGTTAGTATTACCGTATGCCCAATTGGGATCTTGTACTCCGGGATAGTCTACACTAGGGTTACCGTCAAAGGCAATATGAGCCCCAGATTGCGTACCTGTGACAGGATCAAAAAGACTTTTGGCGTCTAGGTTATTATGTGCCAAATACCCGGACTCGGCTGTGACATTACTTGCAAAAGGTGTACTCATATATTACTCCGTTACAGTATTTATTACCGTAACAGAGTAATAGGTTATTGAACTTTGAGCAGTACAGTATCTGCGTTAATACGGCCGTTTAGCTTGGTTTCAGTTGCTTTGATATCTTCTATAAACTTGCGTAGTTGCACTTTGCTTGCTTTGGCAAACTCTTTCAAGGTATCGGCAGGTTTACGTAGTGTCTTGGTTACAGACTTAAAGACATCAAATCCTTCAATGCTGGTACCTTTAACACGTAGTGGTCCTTGCAAGCTATCTGCTACATACTTGCCCAGCTTACGAGTTTTAATATTGTATACCCAAAGCTCGGTTGCTCCGATAATGTCTACTGGATTGATACTTACCAGACGCAGTACTTTATCGTCCTTGGCATACTTGAGCTTGCTGACTACTTTTTCTTTGCTTACACTCTTAGGGGCACGGACTTTCTTAGTTGCCTTCTTAACGCCTCGATATTGCATGATATCGTTTAAGATCTGGTCAATAAAGCTCATAATACGCTTATAATCAGCCGCTTTATAATGACTGTATCCTTCTGTTAGTTGCTCATCGGATTTTTCGTAAGCCAATGCCAGTTCAGCAAAACGCTTTTGATATAAATCTTCGTATTTGCTTAGTTGACTTTGAGGAGCATTGTTGGCTACAAGATACTCATAAGGACTAAACTTGTATTTGGGATTCTTAATAAACTCATCGTAGTGCCCTTCTAGTTCACCAATGGTATCTGCGGTTTTTTCATTCATGCGGTCTTGGATTGTGGGTGCAACAGATTTAACCACAGCTTTGGTTTCTTCTGTTGTTTCTTCAAATTCGGGCCCTTTTGCAATAGCCGCTAAAATTGTTTTGTCCAGGTATTCAATATGACGCTCACGGAATGGCATGCCTTGGCGGTGCGCCATGACCAAACTACATGCTGTCATTGGGATAGCACGATCGCTAGTGCGCTCAAATGCTTTGATTTCTTCTGGGGTGAAGTCTTTTATCTGCTTCATCCACTCTACTATATATTTCTTAACGTCTTTTTGACTGAAGAAATAATTGTAGTAGTAAAAGCTCTTACGCAAGAAGTGGTCAAATTCTTCATCGCTCATTTCCTTGGCACGTTCAGTATCCCATACTGGCTCATTGCCTGTGTACTTTTCGTCACCAAAAAGTGCGTTACGGGTGGCTTTTACTTTAGCCTTGATTGATTTGCCGTCTACTTTGATTTTAGCCATGTTATTCCTTACGTGTTCTGCTATTATATATTAATTACCATTTTAGGTCAATAGGCTGGCAAAAGTGAGATAGCTCTCTAATTGATCTAATGATTCACCCAATTTGGTGTTGAGTTCTTTAAGTTGTACAGTATCTTTACCCAATCTGCGGCAAGTAACTTGTTCTTGGCTGATTTGTTTGTTTAAGTTAGCCGCATTGGTCCACATGCGCCTGAGATCGCGCTGTAGCTCAGGTTTTAGCATAATTATGGTAAAAAATGCTTGGTCTAAACGGTATTCATAACTAGCATCCATAATAGATTATAGCATTTTGGCCTTTACTGGTCAACAGCGATAAATATGCTAATATAAGGAAGCAAAATGCCACGTTTAAGTTTATGGAAAGACGGTCAACATACAAACGATTATAAGTTTATGGATCGCCGTATATCTGAAATGTTTACCATTGGCGGTACTGGCATTTTGGTCAACAAGTATTTGGGTACACAGCCGCAAACAGGTAGCACAGATCCTACTTTACCCGATTACCTAAATCAAAGCGAAAAAAACATACAAGACTTGCTATGGTTAGAAAACCGTGATCGCAAGTACGATCACGATGTTTATAAAATGCGCGGCATTTATCAACGTGCAGACCAGGACTTTGATCTAAGCCAATTTGGTTTATTTTTACAAACTGGCACAATTTTTATGGTGTTTCATTTACGTGACATGGTTGATCAGGTTGGACGTAAACTAATGGCCGGCGACGTGCTAGAGCTACAACACCTAAAAGATTATGATGCCCTGGATGGAGATTTGCCTGCGGCATTAAAACGTTACTATGTTGTTAGTGATTGTTCATTTGCCAGCGAAGGTTTTAGCCCAACTTGGTGGCCACACTTATGGCGTTGTAAGTTAAATCCTTTAGTGGACAGCCAAGAGTACAAAGATATCATTGACAATATTGCAGCCGGTCCCGGAACTAATACTCCAGTTAGCGACATTTTAAGTACATACGACAAATATCTAAACATTAATCAAGCAATTATACAACAGGCTGAGATTGATGTTCCACAATCAGGGTATGATACTACGTCAATTTATACTCTAGGAACTACTCCAGATCACAGCGAACCAGTAGCTAGTCCGCTTACTGCTGATTACTCAAGCAACGTTGGTATCACTGCTGACAATATTACCAACACAGCCGACCAAGGTGTCGTAAGCCCACTGAGTAAAGTACAAGGCTACTTAACTGGTGATGGTCGTGCTCCAAACGGAATGGTAACTGGGGCTGGTATTAGTTTCCCGGTAAATCCAGGATTGGGAGAATACTTCTTACGCTTAGACTACTTGCCAAATCGCCTATTCAGATACGATGGCGGCTTTTGGCGCAAGGTTGAAGATAGTGTACGCACTAACATTACCCCAGGCGCATCAGATAATAATACTCTACGTAGCAGTTATGTAAATAACACTACCACCTATACTGACGCCGCGGGCAATACACACAATGAATTACAACCACTGAGCAAGATTCTAACACCAAGGGCCGATAACTAATGCCAGTTCAATTTAACTATGACGGTCAGATCCGTCGATTTGTAATACAGTTTATTAGAATGTGTTCAAACTTTCAAGTACAGTTTGGGCAAGATGCAAACGGTGATAAAACGCTACAAACTGTTCCAGTTTATTACGGTGATGTTAGTAGACAGGCTGCAATGATTTTACGCAATAATAGTGAAAACAGTTTAAGTGCTGTTCCCGCTATGGCTGCTTATATCAGTGCGTTAACTTATGATCGTGAACGTGTACAAAATCCTTATCATGAAGGTGCTGTGCGTGTACGCGAACAGATTTATGATCCCGACACACAAGAATACACACAAAGACAAGATGGCATCTATACTATTGAACGACTGATGCCTGCACCGTATAAGCTAACTATGAAGTTGGACATATGGACCAGTAACACAGAACAAAAACATCAGTTGATAGAACAAATGATGCCGCTGTTTAACCCAGGTTTAGAAATACAAAACAGTGAAAACTATGCAGATTGGTCAAGTCTGAGTGTTATACACTTGACAGATGTATCTTACAGTAGCAGAACTGTGCCTGTTGGCGCTGATGAAAACATTGACGTGGCTAGTTTAACATTTGAAATGCCAATTTGGATCAGCTTGCCGGCTAAAGTTAAGAAAATGGGTGTGGTTGCTGAGATTATTGCCAGCATTTACGATGCACACGGTGATCTAAGTCCAGATGCTATTACCAGCTTAGAAGGCCTGTTAAGTCAGCAACGATTTACACCATTGAACTACGAAGTCATGTATTTGGGCAACACCTTGACCTTGTACAAACAATTTGCCGGACAAGTTGATGATACCGTTACTGGTATCAAAGCTCGATGGCGTGATGTAGTTAATGTATACGGTACATTAAAAAATGGTATTAGCCAAGTTCGTTTGCGTTTTACACATGTTGATGGCTCACATGAAATAGTAGGTACAGTGGCATATGATCCCACAGATGATTACAATTTGCTGTTTACCCCGATAGCCGCAACACTACCAGCTAATACTTTGCAGGCAATTACTGCTATTATTGATCCGATGAATGTGGATGTTGACAGTATGCTGTTGACCCCAGATCAAGGTACAAGATATTTAATCTTAAATCCAATTGGCAGCGATATGACTGTGCCTGCACCTGCATGGGCAGGTGCAGTAGGAACTAACTTAATAGCCAATGCCAATGACATTATTGAATACAATGGCAATTACTGGACTGTGAGCTTTGACAATCGCCAGGAACCTGCTGTACAATACGTAACTAACTTGAATACCACAACACAATATCAATGGACCGGCGAAAGTTGGATCAAGAGTGTTGAGGGCATGTATCATATAGGCGACTGGAGCCTGGTAATTTAAATGGCAGATCGACATACAGAAGGAGTTGGTGCATTAGTTTACGCCAAGTCCACTAATCGTTATCTTTTCTTATTACGCAATAAGAGTCGTCAGAATGGCCATTGGGGTATTGTTGGTGGTAAAATTGATCCAGGTGAAACTGTAATACAGGCTCTAGTAAGAGAAATACAAGAAGAAATTGGTCAAGACTACGGTAATAATAAATTTATTCCCTTAGAAACATTTACTGCGGATAATCAAAAGTTTGTTTACTATACATTCTTAGTAACAGTAGAAGATGAATTTGTTCCTACACTAAACGAGGAACACAGAGGATATTGTTGGGTAGAGTTAAATGACTACCCAAAGCCGTTGCATCCAGGACTTTGGCGTAGTTTTAATTTTGATATTATTAAGAAAAAGATTAAGACTTTAGAAAGTATATTGAATTAACCAATATCAGCTTCAATAACAAAATCACGGTAATTAATTTGTCTAAAGTTTGCCAACGGTCTTAGTAGCTCAGGAACCCAATATGTTTCCATTGGCATTACACGCACAAATTCAACATCATTATAAACACGCATAACTTCAAGTAAACTTCTACTTAGAAAATTAGAATCTTGCCATTCGGGATGACGTAAGTAACCGACTGTATCTTTGTAAACGTTATTTACTCGTCCCAATTGATTATCATTTTCATCGTACTGATCGTAACCTAGCATAAACACTTTCTTATGTCCATCAAAGCAGGCCATATATGCGGCAAGAGATCCTGAATCGTAGTGTGGGTTTTGTGGTAACAAATAAAACTTACCAGGGTATTGTAAAACACTAGCGGCATTGGTATAAACAATGCTATTGGTTGTGTATCCAGAGTCAGCAATTTCATTAATGACAGCATCGCCTGTGGCAACTAAAAAGTCTGGCTTAAAATCTCTGTACAAGGCATTACAACCATAAGTTTGTAATTTATTTTCAGCAAACAACCCACCTTTATGATTAGCAATACATGTTAAATCAAATGTTAAACGGCTTTCACCGTTGCCAATGGCCACTGCTTGATTGGTAGTGTAGTTATTGGTAACGTTATTTTCAACATATTCTGTTTGCGGAGTCCAATCTCCACCAGAAATGTTCAACTGGGTGATGATGTTTTCACCGGCATAGTTACTACGATAAATTTGTTTTAGCTGTTGCATTTTATTTTAGCCCTTATACTGTATTTATTACAGGGCTATTTAAATGGCTTACCGGTTACCCAACTTACTAGGCTATAGCGTGTGCCACGTGTTACAGGGGTTACTTCGTGTAAGGTATAACTAGGGAATACCATTACATACCCTTGTTCTCGACTGGCAATAGTTGGCTTTTTGCTGTTCATTAGTTGTAATTCGCCGCCATCATAATCTGCAGGATCACTTAGCTGTAAAGTAAAACTTAATTTACGTACTGTACCGTTAACAATTCGATCCACATGAGCTCCGTAATGCTCACCTGGGGCAGTATACTTTGTAAACTGAAAACCTTCGTGTAGTCCAAATAGATCAAACTTAAAGAATTGATCGTTTAGGCTTGTGATAATATCTGTTACTCTGCGAAATGCCCATTCTAGGTCATCCACAGAATACAGCCAGGATATATCACACTCGCGGATTCCATTATTTTCTCCAACCACTGTGGCTTTTGTTGGCATGCGGCTTTCACCTATAGCTATAATAGCTTGGCATTCTTCAGGTGTAAATGCCTTGTCCCAGTAAGCCCATTCATTAACAGGATCGGTGTTGAAATTCCAACTGGAGTTTTTTGTTTGTGTTTGTTGTGTGGTCATGCTAATACTTATTTTACTGTGTGGTTGTAAAATAATTTATTATGCTATAAATGTGCCACTTGTGCTAAAAGTATGGTAAGTGTATCCGCCAGAACTTGTAACAGTTCCCCCGGTTCCTCGCTGACTACCTGCATACCTAACTATGCAAATTCCTGATCCACCACCCCCGGCTTGAGCTCCAGCAGTATATGTCCAATTGGCACCACCACCACCTCCGGTATTAGCAGTACCATTTGATCCACCAGATCCTCCTAAACAAGATCCGCCGCCACCTAAACCGCCCGAGGAGGCACTACCACCAAAAGTTCCGCCACCGCCACCACCATAGTAATTTCCATCAAGCCACTGATAGCCAGCACCACCGCTTGCACCAGAGCTATTGGCAGTTCCAGGTGCACCGGCGCCGCCCCCGCCGCCGCCACCATTACCTGATGAACTAGATCCCCCAGGATTTCCTTGACCGGCTGTACCTGATCCTGCGGCGGCTGTAGTTCCTGATGAGTACGACGCTTGGCCGCCACCTGATCCACCGCTATCTGGGTTATTGGTAACACCACCACTATTAACTCCGCCGCCGCGTCCGCCTCCAAGAGCAGTTTGACTAAATCCTGTACTATTACTACCACTGTTTGATGCTGAACTATATGTAACGGCTGCTCCACCAGCACCAATACTTATTGAATAACTTGTGCCCACATAAGCTGGACTAACTGTTCCTGTAATTACACCACCAGCACCACCACCTCCCGCAGTACCTGATCCACCACCGGCGCCACCTGCAACTAAAATGTATTGAATACTATATGCGGCCGCAATAGTAACCCAGCCTCCGTTTGTGCCAGTATATACTTCCAATGCGTTGGTTGTGGTATTCCATCGTTGTGTACCCAATGGCGGAAGGGGAGGACGTTGTGCTGTAGTACCTTGCGACGGAGCTACGCCTCCACTGGTCTGGCTTAAATCAACCACACTATTTTGAGTAAACGATTTAGAAAACATTTTTAATATTGTCCACCAAAGGCAAATACTGTCACATCCGTTTGTACTGTTTCACTAATGTATAATTGATAAGTTGGCGGCAACACTAATGTTGAATATGTTCTACTTAAAGAAAAACTGTCAAGCGTTGTACTTGCAGAAATTGCTGTTACGTCAAATTCATCAAATAAGAAACTTGTTGTACCGTTGTAAATCCATATGTCTACACAACTGGCCACTGTAACGCCTTTACCTTTTACAGTAATTGCATCGATACGTGTACCGTTAGTACTTGTTGCTGTTAACTGCACTAACCCTGTTGTACCAGAGATATTTGCACGTGATGTCACGGCTGTTGCTGATGTTAATGTACCTATTCCAATTATTGGTGTTAAAGGAAATATAGGTGATGTATTCGCTGCCATTTAGAAACCTCCAAAATTCTGTTGTATAAGTGTATTTACTGCGCCGGATACTGTAGTACCGCCCGAGCTAAAACTTGCTCCGTTTGCCCAAAATACACCATTTGTTGTCATTACGTTACTAAGTAATGTTGCTGTGTTAGCAAATACAGTAACGGCTGTATTACCTACTGTTTGTAATGCCAAGACACCGCTAGCATCACCAGTTTGTATGATGCCCGATATACCTGATAATATTCCGTTGTCTGCGTTAATTGTGCTTGCCATTGTTTATCCTGTTATGCTGTAAATGTACCAGAACTATAGAAAGCGTGTACGGTATTACCGTTAACTGTGGTAACTGTGCCACCTGTTCCGCGTTGTTGACCGGTATAGCTAATAACCACAATACCAGCACCACCAGATCCGCCGTAGTTATTTGAGTTATAGTGTGAGCCGCCTCCACCACCACCTCCGGTGTATTGTCCAGCATTACCGCCCGGAGTATTAGTTTGGCTTCCTGAAGTACCACCCCCGCCTGGAGATCCAGCATTTATACCACTACCTCCGCTTGTTGCTCCAACAGCTCCACCGCCACCACCACCG